GACTGGGAGGTTACGTATTAATGGGACTCCTGTACACTATGATTCTTTTATTAATAACCTTATTGTTAATTATGAAAAATCTATTCAAGAAGGTAATGACTTCTCTTGGGATGTAGTGCTTAAAAAAGCTATAGAGCCTGGTGGTACTATGCTATGGAATAGTTGGTTTGGCGAAAAAGAGATGGAAAGAAAGAAAAAATTCTACGCTGATTCAGGTCAACCGTATAAGTTCTTCCAAGAATACATGATGGAAGTACAGAGTGCTGACGACTCTATTTTCACTAGAGAACATATTAAGTATTATGATGGAACATTTATGCATGAAGAAGAGTCAGGCATTTCCTTTCTGAATATTAATGGAGATGTTAAGCCAATAAATGTTTTTGTAGGAGTTGACCCCGCAACTGATAGTGTAAGACGAGATGCTGATTATAGTGTTTTACTTGCTATTGGAGTAGATGCAGACAATAATATTTATGTTCTCGACTATTTAAGAAAAAGAAGTATTCCTGTACTTGGTATTCCAGGAGAAGCTAAAAAAGGAATAGTTGATTATATGTTTGATTATTCAAAAACATATCATCCGAGCCTTTTCATAGTCGAAGATACAACGATGTCAAAGCCCGTTTTTCAGGCTTTACGAGCTGAGACAAGAAGAAGGAATGATTTTTCTGTACGATTTAAAGAAGAGAAGCCTGGAACTAGAATGAGCAAGAGAGATAGGATACAGGAGATATTAGCACAAAGATTTGCAATTGGTCAGATACATTTTAAGAAAGACCAATATGATTTACAACATGAGGTAATAACATTTGGACCAAGGATGGGTCATGATGATACTATTGATGCATTGGCATATGCATGTAAATATGCTAATCCACCTATTGGTATTAATGAAGATAAGGAGAAGAAAAGGTATTATAAAAAAACTCCTAAACCAAAGTCTTGGGTTATTGCATAAAAAAGTATTATATTAAGCTGGAGAAAAGTATAAAGAATTATTATGATTAAGGAATGTTTATACATTGAATCCAATAGAGGTAATAGAAAAATTTGGAATACCAGTTGCTGTAGCAATAGCATTTGGTTATTTTATTTGGAAGCAAAATCAGTTTATACAAAAAGACTTAACTAAAGATATACATGATAAGTTTAATAGATTAGAAGGCATTATAGTGAAACTGATTGACCAACAAAAGAAAATGCAAATAGAGCAACGTGGTATTGTTAAGTCATATCAAACGTTGATAGACATTATAACTAGATTATTTAAAGGTAATAAAGATTAATGGCCAAGAGAAAAGATAGAAAAGCAGAAAGAGTAAAAGAGATATACGAATATTCCAAGACTGACAATAGAGTTCAATGGGAATATATAAATCAAAAAGGATACGACTTTTCTAATGATAATCAATTAAGTCACGAAGAAAAAGTTGCTTTAGAAGAGCAAGGTATGCCGACTTTTACAATTAACAGGATTATACCTGTTGTTGAAATGTTAAATTATTATGCTACAGCTAATACGCCTAGATGGCAAGCTATTGGAGCTGAAGGTTCTGATACAGATGTAGCTGCAGTTTTTTCTGATGTTGCAGATTATATATGGCATCAATCTGATGGAGATACTTTATTATCAAATGCAATTAACGATTGTGTCACTAAGAGTTTGGGATATCTTCTTGTTACAGTAGACCCTAATGCAGATAGAGGAATGGGAGAAGTTGTTATACAGCAGCCAGACCCATTTGATGTTTTTATTGACAATAAATCTAGAGATATATTATTTAGAGATGCTGCTTACATTCTTATCCGCAAAATCCTACCAAAAGGTCACCTCGTGAACCAATTTCCTGATAGCAAACGTAAGATTATGGCAGCATCATCTAATCAAGATTCATATGATGACATGTCTACAAAGGCTACTGATAATGAACAGCATGATTTCCATTATAAAGAAATGGATTCTAACAATGCAGTTTATAGCAAAAAAGAAAATGAATTGGTAGAGTTTTTTGAATGCTATGAAAAAGAACAAATGCCTTATGTAAATGTATTCTTTAAAATACCACCTGATAAAAAAGTCATTGCCCAAATTAAACAGCAAGCTGAAATGGAAACTCAAAAGATGCAACAAGAGATGATGGTTACATTTAAAGAGCAACAGATGCAGATGATGGAAGCTGTTAAAGAAGGCAAAATGATTAAGGAAAGAATGGAGCTTGAATTACAAAAAGCTCAAGAGATGATGGAGAAGCAATTAGAATCTTTCCGTATTGAGGTTGAAAATAGATTACAAGAGGAAGCATCTAAAGTAGATAATAAAGTTATATCTAAAAAAGAATTTGAATTATTACAGGAAAATGAACGTTTTATGGAAAATGTTATTGAGACTGTAAGCTTTCACGAAAGCAGAATTAAATTAACTTGTGTTGTTGGAGATAAAACATTATATGAAAAACATCTCCCCTTACAAGATTATCCATTAGTGCCTTTTCATTATAAATGGACAGGTACACCATTTCCAATGTCAGCTGTTTCACCATTAATTGGTAAGCAGAGAGAAATGAACAAAGCTCATCAGTTGATGATACATAATGCATCTCTTGGTAGTAGTTTAAGATGGATGTATGACGAAGGAAGTATAGATACAGATTATTGGGAAAGATATTCATCTGCACCAGGAGCATTGCTCCCTAAAAGACAAGGATACGATGCGCCAGTTCCAGTTCAACCATTTCAGTTAAACAATGCATTTTTTAGTTTAGTACAATCTGGAAAAGGTGATATGGAATATCTTGCAGGTATATATTCTTCAATGCAAGGAGATACTGGCTCTACTGGTGACATGCCTTATAGAGGTATGCTAGCTATGGATGAATATGGAACAAGGAGAATTAAGTATTGGCAAAAACATTGTATAGAGCCTGGGTTAAAACAGATGGGTGAAGTTGTTAAACAATATTCACAATCAGTATATACAGCACATAAAGTATTTAGAATTGTTCAGCCAAATGCTATTACAGAAGAACGTACTGTAGAGATAAATGTTCCAATGTATAATGATTTTGGTCAAGCTATTGGAAAATGGAGAGATTATAGTGCATCTAAATTTGATGTAAGAATTATATCAGGTTCTACATTGCCTGTTAATAGATGGGCTTATTTAGAAGAATTAAAACAGCTAATGAATCTAGGAGTTGTAGATGATGTAGCTGTATTAGCAGAGACAGATATTAAAAACAAAGAGCAAATAGTTAAACGAAAAAGTTTATATGCTCAATTGCAAAGTCAAGTTGCTTCTCTTGAAGAACAACTCAAGAAAGAAAAAGGAACTAATGAAACTCTTGAAAGACAAGTTGTACAAGCTGGTATTCAAAATCAAGTTATGAAAGGTGATGTTGAAGTTAATAAACAGAAAGAGGCAACTAAGTCTAGGATATACAAAGAAGAGCTTGAATCTATTGCTCAACAGAAACATTTAAGAAAACAAAAAGAAACAAATCAAAAGAATATTTCTGAAGAAGAAAATAAACCTTTGGAAATAATGGGACTTTAGTTTTAAGTTTGGATTATAAATAATAGGAGAAACTATGGATTTAGAAAATAACACCCAGGGCAACTCGACTGGACTGCCAGAAAACACTGAGCAGAACATGTTCGACTCCAGCGGTGATGATTTCTTTGATGCTCTTGAACAAGATGTGAATAGCATGGTTCAAGATACGCCAGTAACTGAAGCTGAGGTAACCCCTGATACACAGGGCTCCAACAATGTAACAGCTGAGGCAGAGGGTTCACAAAACACTGAAGTAGATAATTTGAAAAAGCGTTATAGTGATTCCAGTCGTGAAGCTCAAGGTTTAAGAGCCCAACTCAATGAGTTGAAACCTTTTATACCAGTGCTTGATGCGATGAAAAAAGATAGTGGCTTGGTAAGTCACGTAAGGGACTATTTTACTGATGGTGGTGCAGTACCAGATAATGTTAAAGAACAATTAAAGCTTGATGAAGACTTTGAGTTCGATACAGATGAGATGGTTGCTAATCCAGAATCTAAATCAAGGCAAGTTTTTGATACTATGGTAGATAAAGTTGTTCAGAAAAGAGCAGGAGAGATATTGCAATCTGAACGAGCTAATGCCCAACAGGCACAACAGAAAGTTACGCTTAGAAAGCAAGCTGAAGATTTTAAAGAGAAGCATGGAATGACAGAAGAAGATTTTAAATCTTTTGTTAATGAAGCTCAAACGAAATTTTCACAATCAGCACTAAGCTTTGATGACATGTATATGCTTGTTAACAAAAACAAAGTCAATCAAAATGTAGCTAATGCTACTAAGAAAGACATGCTTAATCAAATGAAAAATGTCCGTGACATACCTGTAAGCCAAGGTTCGTCAAATAATGCAGGTGTAGCAAACAATCCTAATGATGATGTGTTTGATACCCTTCTTAATTCTGACGGAAATATAGATGAGCTGTTTGGCTAAAGAATTATATTTGATTCCTTAGTTAAGCATTAACCCAAAAAAAAAGGAGTCAATAATGGCTTTAAATGATTTCGTTCAATTGGACGAACTGGGTGCTACTGACGTTCTGGCGAATGGTCCAGGTACTGCAACAAGTGTTGTGGATACTGGTGATTTACGTAGAAAGTATAACTTTGGTGACAGAGTTTCAGAATTGGCAATAGCACAAGACCCGTTTTTTCGTTTTGTAAGTAAAGTAGCGAAGAAACCAACAGACGACCCTTCTTTCAAATTTACTGAAAAAAGAGGTTCGTACCACAAAAGATATGCCTATGTAATAGGTCATGTAGATGGTGGAGCAGATGTATTAAATGATTCACTAATGCAACAGTCAGATTCAGGTGCAGCTATAAGTGCAGCTGGTCAAACAATGGCTGTTTATATGGCTACTGATTATAAAAATCAGGGCAATCTTCAAAAC